GGCGGCTTTCACCCGGCCGCCCTGGATCAATCGATGCGTTGTAGCATCGAGGATCCCAAGGACCACCACCAAAGCGTTGGTGCTGAGGTGGGTTAGGTTGTTGGTGTTACCTGACATGTTGGCCTCCCTGGTCAACGGGCGCGGTCATAAAGCACGGAATACAATATCCCGTGGTTTACAACCGTAACAGTATTTTTACTGTCACTCAGGGGCATTCACCCAAAACAGGATCAAACATCGAGAAGCGGAGGCTGCAAGTCAACCAAAGAATCTCGACGTACCCTAGCCTCAACCTCCCTTGTAATCGCGGTGATTGTGTCAGCCACGGAGACCGACGCCATTGCGTGCGCCGCTTTGGTCTTCTCCTTCTTTGACACCACCGCAACGGGCCCGGAGCCCAACGAGATAATCGTCGTAAGGACGGCCAGACTTACCCCAAATTCCAAAGCAACGTCTTCAAGCGATACGGCGTCATCAGCGGCAGCGGCTTCAATTCCTAGCTGTATGCTGGAGACCTCATCAGTAGTCAAGGGCCGTCCTGCGAGGTCGGTAATGCTGGGCCTAGGCTGCTTCTTCGCTCCAATAAACAGTGGTACTCCTTCCTCACGTAGCGTCCTCAACACAATCCAGTACGTCAGGCCATTGAGATGTGCAACTTTGCGAGCTGATCCAAAGGTCTCATAGTCGTGAAGGATCAAAGTGCGGAGTTCTTCAGTGACCAAGTTGGGAGGTCTACCAATTGCGCGTGGATCATGAACACCAAAAGGCCTATCAAGGGTTGGCAGCAGACGGGGCGTGGCGTCCTGAGAAGACCCTGTGGGGTGTGCTCCTCTCCGGTCGATTGGTACGCTAGCCCTCCGGAGAATAAGGTAGAGAGTCGGTGGGTTCAGGGCGAGTTCGACACAAATGTCTGCAACATGAATCCCTTGGAGATACATCTCCACTGCTTCCTCGTCTCTTGTTGGTGCTTGGGTGCCAATGTCGTCTTCGTTGGGTTCGTACATTCCTGTAATCATTGTAACCTCCTGTTTTTGACAATTTATAAAAATTATACAACAATTTTTATAAATTGTCAAGCTTTTTCGAGACGGTTGCTACGGACCAAAAACACTGTTGCCACTTGCTTTATTTTGAAAAAAGCGTATAATTGATATGTAAAAAAGAACTATTTCGAGACTTCTGCCTACAAGCCATGGACTCTGACTACTTAGCGTTCGTAACTGAATGGATGGCGGAGCACCCTGACCTGGTAGAGGTTGAGCTTCGTATTATAGAGAAGCGCAACCGTCTCGCTAAGGAGAGGGCTAAGTATCCTGATCAAGAACTTAGAAACAGGATGAAGGCTAAGAAGTGGCAAGACGCTCATCCTGACGTTGTGAAGTCTGCTCAGGAGAATCGCCGAGCTCGCGTAGCTGGAAACGGTGGTTCATTTACTGCTAGAGGATGGAAAGAGCTCAGGAGGAAGTACGGCAATCGATGTTTATGTTGTGGTCATAATGACGTAAAGCTAGTCGCAGACCATGTTATTCCAGTTTCAAAGGGTGGGTCGAACGACATTTCTAATATCCAACCATTGTGTAAACAGTGTAATGACACCAAACATGTGGATAGTACCGACTTTCGGCCAGGAGCCGATGAGTGGGCAAGCAATGAGTAATAAGCAGCGACAGGCCATCCGTAAATTATTCAAAGAAGGTTTCACTGTGCGGAAGATCAGGAAGGCATTGGGTCTGACTGAAGAAGCCGACCAGGAGATTCTGAGGTTGTATGGAAGCCGTTTTCGTTTGGACCCGAATGAAGGACGAACCGGATAAGTGGTTCGGCCGATTCGTCAAATACGCGAAACCCCTTGGGACCGAGTACACGATCCAGAAGGCGTTTACCCTGTTCCGTCTTGAGTTGATCCGGCAGAGACTCGACGAATCCACTGGAGAAGCCATCCAAGTTTGGGCGAGTGTCGCAAAGGAATGGTTCTGGGAGGCGCGTGCGAAGCAGTGGGAAGGGGATGACCGACTTCAGACCCAGATCTTGTGGGAAGAACGTAAACGGGAACTCCTGGAGGAGGATTGGCTCCTCGGGGGCAAGCTTCGTAAGGTTGTCGCCCGGGCCCTTGACGACTTCGAGACGAAGATAGAGGTTCTCACTGCCGCCAACGGTGATAAGCTCGTCAAGCTCTCCGTTCCACTCTCCCATCTAGCACAAGCGTCTCGTGCTGGATCCGAACTACAGCGTCTTGCGGCGAATGCACCTACTGCAATTACAGAGGTACGTGCGCCTCAAATCTATTTGCCTGCGGTGGAGGAAGCAAAGAATGAGTCAGTTCACCTGGAGACCGAATCCGGGACCCCAGGAGGCGTTTCATAAATCAGGTGTCTTTGAACTAGGGTTCGGAGGCGAAGCGGGGGGGGCAAGGCCTTGCTAGTTGACACACCGATCTGGACTGACAAGGCTTGGCAGACGATCGGAGATCTGACGACAGAGGATCGTGTTGTTGCTGTAGACGGTTCTTGGTCAGAAATCGAGTATGTCTCTGAAGTATACACCGACCACAAGTGCTATGAAGTCGCATTTAGCAACGGTGAAGAGATCGTTGCTGATGCAGATCATTTGTGGAAGGTAATTGAAACTGGGCAGCACTTCAAGCAACATCGTCAGTACATCGACTATACCGAAGGTACCTTTACAACTGAACAGCTGTTGACGAGAGGCGTCTACGTTAAGCTACAGAACCGACATGGACAGTTGTCGAAACGTTTCAAGCTTCCCCACACGGACGGATACGAGGGAGCTCAGCAGAGTTTACCAGTGGATCCATATGTCTTTGGGTACTGGTTAGGTGACGGGAGTGTCCATACTGGGTACTTTACAATTGGAAACCAAGACCTAGAGGAAGTGGTCGAACTGTTCAAGCTTCGAGGATTAACGCTTGAACACCTTTCACAAAAGTACAACTACAGGGTTGAGCCGTCAATCAAACGCATCCTTGACGCTCTCGAGGTTACTCGTTTTCAAGGTGAGACGCGCGAAACGGTGCCCGAGGTTAAGCACATTCCCTTGCAGTACTTCATGGCATCGCGAAGTCAACGTCTTGAATTACTCCGTGGGTTGATGGATAGTGATGGGCATTGTCAAGAACGTGGACGATGTGAGGTTAGTCTTACTGAAACAACGTTAGCTAATGATGTATGTACTTTACTGTCTTCCCTGGGTTTCAAGTATAGTAGGAGTGTTGCACCAAGTAGCTTCAATGGAGAATCATTTCCATCGCACCGAATGACGTTTACACCGAGAATCAAAGTTTTCAACATCAGACGCAAGGGAGAGAGTCAGATTCTGACACCTCCCAAGGAACATGACATTGCGGTTTGGATTGAGTCGATTGAGTCGACCGACATTGTCCCCACGAAATGTATACGTATAAAGCACCCGAGTCACACGTTTTTGGTCGGACGTACAATGATTCCGACTCACAACTCGGAGAGTCTCCTTGTAGAGGCCCTTCGGTATGTGCATGTCCCAAAATACACGGCAGTTCTCTTCCGGCGAACGTTCCCAGAGCTTTCACAACCACGAGGACTAATCACGAGAGCACATGAGATTTGTCCACTCTTCAAGGGTACCTACAATAAACAGGATCATGTATGGACATTTCCCAGTGGCTCAGTACTTCAGTTTAGCCATTTAGAGCACGAAGAGGACGTCCACAATTGGCAGTCAGCGGAGATCGCATACGCAGGGTTCGATGAACTGACATCGTTTACTGAATATCAGTTTATGTATATGCAGAGCCGTGTTCGTACTGTTGCAATTGACCCGATAACACACCAAGTAGTTCCGGCAAGGGTCCGGTGGGCATCGAACCCGGGTAATGTCGGGCATGAGTGGGTTTTCAATCGTTACAAGCCTTGGTTGACACGCATCGAAGTTGAGGGTGAACCGAGATGGCCAAGTGGAGAGGTTCACTACTTCAAGACTAAGGACGAAAAAGACATACGAACTACTTGGGATGACCAAGACGCGTTATCTCGATCGTTTATTCGGTCTCGTCGATTTGACAACCCTAAGCTGATGGAAGTAGATCCTGGTTATGAAGCTCGTCTCCAGGGCTTACCGTTAGTGATCAGGATGCAATTGGCCGAGGGCGATTGGGATATTGTCGCCGCGGGGAATGTATTCCATGCAGACTGGTTCAAAGTTATCAACGAAGTACCCACCGGACTTAGGTGGTTCCGTTATTGGGACTTAGCAGCATCACTCAAAGCACGTGCAAGCTTTACTGCGTCAGGAGCTGTTGCAGTTACCAAGACCGGTGACATCATCATACGGGACATGATCCGGAAGAAGATTGAGTGGCCGGATCAAGAAAAGCTCATCAAGCAAACGATCTTAGGCGACGAAACTGTTGTCGAAACGGGAATCGAGAAGAAACTCCACGGGATCGCTGCAGTTCAAACGTTCATGAAGGATCCCGAACTTACTGGTCACCGGATCGTCGGTGTCGACGTTGACACGGACAAACTTTCGAGGGCTTTAGACTGGTCGTCGAAAGCAGAAGCGGGACAGGTTTATCTTGTAAATGGTCCATGGATTCAGTCGTTTCTCACGGAGTGTTCACTATTTGACGGAATGGGAAAGACTCCTGACGACCAGGTAGATACAATATCTGGTGGCGTCAGAATGGCGGCATCACCTAAATGGCGAACAATGAAGTTTCTGCACTTGTAGAAAAAGCGAAGTTTACCGAACCCGGACAGAGAGCAGTTACAGCTCCGTTCCTAATGCGGCAGGTTCCTGCCTGGTCTGTGCCTTCAGTCCTTCCCGCAGATTCATGGCGTACCCTCGTAAGATATCAACCCATTGCAATGATTTGCAGGCAGACAATCATCGACACGGTTGTCAGTATGCCGTGGCGACTTGCGTCGAAGAGCCCCACGAACGACTACCAGGATGAGATTGACAAGTATACCGAGTTGATTGAGAACGGAGATGGTGGGTACGACGTTCACTCGGAGCTTATTTTACAGGACATGCTTGACATCCCATTCGGTGGGGCTTCAGAGCTTGGTCGGGCGGGCGATCAACCCGACGGTGAAGTGTTGTGGTTCCAGCGAGTCGATGGAGCCACGATGATGCCCACGTATGCTCTTGACTGGCCCGTGGTGCAGTGGAGCTACACGATCCAACCCATCTACTTTCCGAAGCACGCAGTCGATCGAGCTTATTATTCACCTCGTCCTGAGCTTATGCGTAAGGGTTGGGGCATGGCGCCACCCGAACGTATCTACCTGGCCTTCGAGATGTTAGCTCGTGGAGATCGCTACTACGCTAACTTACTCCTCGACACGCCCGAAGCAGGTGTTCTCGACCTGGGCGATATGTCCTTCGATTCAGCAACGAAATGGCTCGAGTCGTGGCGAACTCTACTCTTTGGGACCGACGCCCTCAAGGTGCCTGTGCTGTACGAGCACACCGTCGCCGCCAAGTTTATTCCGTTTGGACGATCCCCTGTCGAGATAGCCTACCCGTTGGCGACGCTTCGTTACATGCAAGTGGTCTCTGCTGGGTACGGTATGACCTTAGCAGACATTGGGATTGTCGAGGGGGAGTCAGGAACATTAGCGGGTGCGATCCGAAGTGAACGTCGCTCGATGCGGACGGGTATTGGCGTTGCACGCCGGAAGATGACGGCATACTGGTGCCGCATGCTTCCGAAGTACTTGAGATTTGAGTTCATCGAACGTGATGACGAAGCTTTGGTTGCTAAGGGACGTGCACGCCTTGCGAACTCCATGGCGCTGCGAAACCTGGTCGAGGGCAAGATGCTCGAGCCAGGTGATGGATTGCAGCAGATGATTTCGGATGGGATGATTACTGTCACAGCCACGTTGCCGGAGCAGGAACCAAAATCTACAGTAGTGGGTGGTATACAACAGCCGGTACACGTTGTGGCTGGGCAGCTACAGAAGCCAGTCGCACCTTCAGACGGAGGCGCAGGCGAGATCAAGACACCACCCGGTACAGCAAAGTCACTTGTTGTTCAGCGTGCAGAAGAGTTCGCGACAGAGTTCAACCGTGAGCTCCAGGCTGCGGTAGTCGAAGCTGGTGGCGAGCCTATTTCCGATGACCCTACTGTCGTCATCACAGACGAGGGCGTCCTTGCCGAGCTAGCATTGCTTGATGTGAAGTATGCAGGGGAAGTTGACCCTGGTAAAGAGTTTATTCATGAACTTGAACAAGTGATCGTCCCCAGAGTGTCTCCTGAGATAGGGCGGTTACCAACTAGTTTGTGGAAGGGAAGTTAGTATGTCTAACGCACTATTCGATCCAGGCCGTGAGGGAATTCTTGATGACACTATCGAGATGAGTGTAGATGATATTCGTGTCATACTGATCAGGTCTACTTATTCATTTGACATCACGGACAAATTCATTGTTGACTTGGGGTCGGTGGACAATGGGCGTTCTGTCGCACTGACTGGAAAGACTTTCACAAACGGTATATTCAATGCAGTAAACACATCAATAGTTGCTACGGCGGCAGTCCCGGTGAGTGCGATTGTTGTAGTCAAGCACACAGGCTCCGACGCGACCGCGCGGGTCATTTGTTATGATGACACCGTAGTCAGTGGATTGCCGTTTACTCCAGCGGCGGGACAAACGCTTAATATCCTGTGGGATACCGGGGCGAATAAAGTTTTCAAACTCTAAAAAGAAGGCGCGGCGGCGTTCCCATCGTCGCACTTGCGTATTTCAGTGGAGGGAACACATGGCACGGTTTAGAGCGGCAGTCACAACTCCGGCGGCGGCATCAGGTGCGACGTATGCCACCATTCACGCAGTGGCGAGCAGACGACTGGTGATTTCTGAGATTGGATTCTCGAATAATGCGGCTACGGCGTCCAGCATCCAACTCATCCGCCCTAGCAATACGCCCGTTGCCACGACTTCCCTTTTGGGGCAGGCCGATGATCCAGCCGAAGCGGCGGCGACCGGAAACATTGACACGGCCTGGAGCACTGCGCCGACTATTGGAACCAACCCGCTTCAGCGCATCGTTCTACCTGCCACAGTGGGTGCGGGTGGCATCTGGACATTTCCGAATGGACTTGTGATTCCAGTTTCGGGCTGGCTTGTCGTTTGGAATCATGGCGGGGCGGCGGGATCGGCACAATCCCTTTATGCGGTCTGGGACGAATGAATGATCCGTTCAACGCGTTGGCTAAATAGCACCACTCTCAGCACGCGCAGTATCATGGGTGGGCGGCAGAATATATACCCGCCCAGCAATGCCGGATTGTCAAGGATTATCAATAGTCCGGGTGGGGATGTTTACGCCGATATTGTAGGTGTGGGTGGTATACCCAGTGCTGAGGCCGTTGGCAATCCGAGTTTGACAGTCAACATTGTTGCAGTAGGTATTGCAAACACAGAGGCAGTCGGACAACCAACAGTCGCAGCGGTTGTGAAGCCTACCGGAATAGCAAGTGGTGAGATCATCGGGCAACCGACCATTGCGAGTTCGTTACAATTATCGGGCATTGCAAGCGCGGAAGTTGTGGGTCAACCAAGCATCACAGTTTCTGTGCAGGTCAATGGAATACCAAGTGAAGAACTGGTCGGTACACCCACTATTACGGTGAGCATGACGTTGGTGGGTATCGTAAGCGGCGAACATGTTGGTGTCCCTTCCGTGAGTACAGATGTCAACCTGATTGGGATTCCGAGTGGTGAGTTTGTTGGACAACCAAGTATCACTATTGACTTAGGATTGCAGGGAGTTGTTAGTAGTGAACAGGTTGGCACACCCACTCTTACTTGGGAGAGTCAGACCTGGACGATTCAGTGTATTGGGATTGAAAGTGAAGAGGCACTCGGTGTACCAGTTATCATGGTCGTACCAGATCTGTCATGGCCGCCAGTCGTATGGATACCGGGCGTTCACAGACGCGTTGTTGTCCAAAGCGTGGTGTTTGAAGACAAGGATGGGGTCATCAGAGTTATAACGTCTGAAATGCTCATCTAAGCCGCCCCTGAGGTGGGGCAGCTATCAACAAATCTCTGGAAAGGGGTGTAGAAATGAAAGCGTATCATATCGTAGTCGTTTCGGTCGGACTCGAGGCAAAGCCGCAGTCGGGTGTGATGTCGGCGGTCCAAGTAACGGAGCATCTCAACAAGCTCGCGGCTAGTGGGTGGAAAGTCATCAATGCCGTACCCATGGGCTTCGATGCTGAAGCGGTCCGGTTGTTCATCTTGATGGAGAAGGACATAGCTTGATCGCCTACATCGTCGTAGGGAGGATCCTCATCTGGGCACTGCAGAATACACCCCTGCTAGATGGTGCCCGGAAGTATCCGAAGATCCAGGAGCTGCTCAACTGTGACTTCTGTCTCGGTGTTTGGGTCTTCAGCATTCTTGCTTGGTGGTTTAGGCCTAGCGTCATGCCGGAGAAGTTACCTAAGGGTGTGCAATGTGCCGCGACGGGGCTAGTCGTGTCGTTTGCGACGCACTTAGCGCGTATTGGGTGGGAAGAGAGGTTTGGCCATGCCATACACAGTTCGTGAAGATGGTCCCGCGAAGACTCCCGTTTGTGTCTACAAGAAGGATACTGGTGCAAAGGTAGGATGTACCACGGTGGCAAAGAAGAAGGCCTACCTCGCCGCCCTGAATGCCAATGCGAAGAGCGCGATCGATGTGGAAGCGACTGTCGAGTTCGAGTTGCCAGATGAGCTCGACCTCACCCCACTGTTCGCGGAGTCTGATTCGAACATCCAATTCTGTTCGCTCTTCATCACGAAGGCAGTGCAAGACTCTGACGGGACGCGTCGTATCAAGGCCGTCGCGAGTGACACCTTTGAGGACACGTTTGGACAGCGGATGACCCTATCTCTCTTCCAGGACTTCCTGACCCGAATTGCAGAGGACATGCCAGCTCCACCTCCCTACGGTTCGGCGGCTTGGAAAGGTGGTATGCCCTACCTGAGCGTCGCGCACTATCTTGATCAGGGTGGCCAGGCAGTCGTTGGTACACCGACGAATGTGTGGGTCGACGATAACCATTTTCGGTTCAAAGCCGATATGGCCAAGAGTGCCCTTGCTGAGAAGGCATGGGGTGCAATCAAAGCGGACATTGCGGACAACGTTCCCGACGAAAAGCGGGTACGTGTTAGCATCGCGTTCATCGATTGGGAACATGTCCATGCGGACGGAACACACTTCGCACGCAAGAGTATTGTGGAGGTGTGCCCTGTGTGCATCCGCGGCGCGAAGCTCAAGGAGTATGTCAAGGGGCAACTTGTTCACTTTGCCCTTACGCGGGTGCCTATAAACGTGAGGACGCCCATCATGATCGAGAGATCCAGTGTGGACGGTGTTATCAAAAGTAAGAAAGACGACGCCGCAGCGATTGTTGGTGAAGACCTTGCGGAGGAGCTCGACAAGCGAGAACGAGGCACGGTCGTCGACAAGAGTGCTGCTGCGGTTGTTATTCGGGCTGACGCGGTGGTCACACCGACGCCAGTAGCGGTTGTTAGTGTGGTGGACGCAGCTAACAAGCCGTATGGTGGTGCTACGACTTTGGCCGGAGCTTTGGATTACATAACTGCTCAGAGGTTGACCTGGAAGTTTTCAGATCTCTTCTGGACGGTTCGCGATGTGATCTGGAATGCAATCGACAGTCCTATGGTGTCTGAGAAAGCCGCCGCGATCGAAGGGATCCTAGGAGAGATGCAGGACCAGTTTTCACAAGAAGCATTGATGGCCTTGTCGAAAGTCTCCACTCCAGTACCAGTAGTACCAGTAGTACCAACAGTAACAAGTCAAACGGAGGTGTCAACAATGTTGAAATCTGACCATCCGTTAGCTGCTCAACTGGAGGCAATCGCCACGGCCTATGACGGCGTGGTAATGAAGAGCGATCTCACTCGTACTCAGAAGTTCGAACCGATCCAGAAGGCCCTGGATGCTCTGGGTCTTACGATCAGGAGTGCAGTGAACGCGTCGACTCCGACTTCCACGGCGGACGTGGAGGAAACAATTCGACGTGTGCTGGGTGAGATGCTGCCAGCGTTCATGCCCGCATCGGTTCCTGTAGCTAACGGATCACAATCGCCAGCGCCTCGGCAAGTTCAGCCTCAGGCGGCGGCGACGTTTAGAGCGACTGCTGCGGCGGACGCTAAGCCAAACCAGTTGAGAGATTTGGCTCGGCGGTCCGTCGGTTTGCCAGTCGGGGAGGGAGTGCCCAATGTCTGATCTACAGGGCGAACTCATCCTCGACCTCGCATCGGCTGGACACAAAGATACGTTCGTGGCAGGCCAAGCGCCGGCCGCGGTGGTGATGCGTTCCGCCGATCCTAACATCTTCCCACCCTATGCTCTGCCGATCGACTTCGCGGCTCAGTTCCCCACACCACTCGACACTACCGAAATCATCGCGATGTGCGAGGAAACGACGCTGCTCAAGTTCATCCCGGAAGAGGGTACGGGTCTGAAGACCGTGCTATGGCGTGAGCTAAACGAGCTCGCGTTCACGTCCGGTTCGGTGTCAATCAGCTTTGCCGATGGTACATGCCCCGAAGAGTTTCGACACGATGGTGACAACTCGTACATTGACCTCAAGAACATCGGCATCAAGAAGACTCTGGGCCTCAGCGACATCATGCACTCGGTCGCCTCGATCGGCGCTGGCTATGGCATCAGTGCCCTGCTCGGGCCGCATCCGTCGGGTGCTGGCATGCCAGGTGGCGGTGACGTCGCCACGTTCACGATGACCAACATCGCAAATCTGAAAGAGAAGGAGATGCAGCTAGGCGAGATCCTGGTCTTGAATGGCTGGGACAACCTTCTCGTGAACGGCGACCACACCATCAATGCCCTCGAGCCCGACGGCATCGTCAAGCTCCTGGCAACCGGTTCGTGCTCGGCGACGTCCACGGGCACGTTCGACGCTCTCAGCTACAACCGCTTCCTGGGCGAGAACTGCATCAAGCCGCAGGTCATCATGGGCCACCCGGCCGCGATCCAAGAGATGATGTCTGCGTTCTTTACGCTCGGTTGGGCTGGAACCGGTAATGGTTCCATACAAGTCATCACCTATCCCAACGGCAACCGCATCACTCCAGGATACAACTTTGACTCATTCGTCAACACTGGAGTCGGGCGTATTCAAGTCGTTGGCGATACCAACTTCCCGCGGACGGATAACCTCAACGGGACGTTTACCGCTCGCCTCTATGGCCTGCGCATGACTCACAACGGGGTCAAGTTGGTGTACCGGGCTACGCAGATTCCGTTGGCCTTCAAGGACCTGACTCCCGGGTGTACCACCATCGCGTTCGAAATGTGGGCGAAGACCGCTCTCATCATCAAACACAAGTGCGCTCACAGCGTCTACTCCGCAGTCTTCTCTGGCAACATCCGAACCTGCTGCCCAGTAATCCTGTAACCAAGTATGGGCGAGCCGCAAGCTCGCCCTTACTCCGCTCTCTATGAGAGTCCAATCGCTGTGAGATACCCCACCATCTCATAGCGAGCGGAGTGAGGGAACTGTGAGTTACGTAGTTATAACGCCAACTCTAAACCGATCAACACGTATGCTTCAAGCGACTCAGAGACTGTTCGAGTCAGTGCGGGAACACGAGATTACGGTGTATGCAGTGTTTGATTCGGACGACACGGAGAGCGTCGAGTCGGTGCGCAAGTTGTTTCCGCAGGTGCGTCGGATAGTAGTAACCCCTCCGGCTACGCCAATTTACAAGTGGAACGAAGGACTTAGGGAAGCAGCGAAAGACTCGAACATGACACATGTGGTACTCGGAGCCGACGACGTTAGCTGGCATGATGGATGGCTCGACGAAGTTTCAAAGGTCAGTTCAGGACTCGTGGGTCTGAATACACTCGAGTACGGAGAGAGGCACTGTACACACTTTGTGCTTACACGACAGTTTATTGTTGAAGTCAACGGTGGCGTGATCTTCACACCCCATTACAAACATCTCTTCGCCGACAATGAAATATTGGCTCGGGCACGACAAGTTGGGGCGTTTCAATATTGCCCCAACGCAATAGTAGAGCATCTACATCCTGCTCACGGCAAAGCCCGTCTTGATGATACATATACGCGGGCAACGGCTTTCTGGAATGAGGACCAAGCGACTTACGAGCGTCGTGTGGCAACAAACTTTCCATGTGATTACGAGGCAGTATGCACCCTTTCGTCGTCTATACCTATTACTACAGAAATAGTTCAGCAGGCTTGAGAGCTTGCCACCTGCTTGTGCATCGTTTGAATGCTCTTGGCGTGGCGGCGTACTCATCTCAAGCACTCGTCAATCCTGAGTGGAATGAGCCAGTATGGCAGTCGCAAAGTGATCCGTTTATCGCTGTCTACCCTGAGGTAGTCCATGGCAATCCACTCAATGCAAAGTACGTCATTCGCTGGTTACTAAACTATCAGGGCAGACTTGGTGGACCGAAGGAGTATCCAAGTAGTGATTTGGTCTTTGCCTATTCCGGCGATATTGCTGCCGCCGCCCCTCGCGTTGATGGGCTATTGTATCTATCAATCGTTGAGGATGAGTTATTCTTTGATCCGGGCGATGTGCAGCGCGAAGGAACGTACTATTGGGTTGGTAAGGGACAAAGGCCAGTGAAGCCGCAAGGTGTCGAGATTACTGCTGGGTGGCCCGCAACTCGAGCCGAACTTGCTAAATTACTTCAGTCCGCAGCCCTCCTAGTAACTTACGACGATTATTCCTCATTGACTGTCGAGGCAGCACTTTGTGGGTGTTTGACAGTACTTGAGCCAGGATCTCGTCTGTACGATCGAGTCGAAGTTGTTACCGCTCATCGTAAGCGACAAAGTGAAACTGCAAAGCAGCTAAATGAGTTTGTTGAACTCGCGCGACGTCTTACTGGCGAGTCCAGTCCAGCAATCGCAAGCACAGTAGTAGCCCCGGTAGTGGCCGCACCCACTTCGGCAGTCTTGCTAGTACGTTTTGGCTTGGGTCGCGAGCTTATCGAGGGCCCCGTCACCAAGAAACAGTACATTTTTTATTGCCGTAACAACATCTGTGCGTCACCGGTAGATCCACAGGACGTTTCGAGACTACTCGAGATGATGGGTGCGTGCTGCGGTGAAGCGCCAAAGAGGAAGAAGTTTCACGCCGCAAACCAATCAGAGGAAATTCGGTGGTATCAATTGTAATTGTAACTTTTGGCAGGCCGGACCTAATTGCAAAGTTCTTTGGTTGTATTCCAACGCCCTCGTGCAAGCATGAATACGTTGTAGTCGACAACATGCCAAGTGAAACGACGCGACGAGTTCTTGAAGGTATCTCCCAGCAGCGCCCAGTACGACTTGCATTCAACGAGTCGAACGTTGGCTTCGGTCCTGCTTGCAATCAAGGAGCTCGTCTCGCGCAATACAATACTCTCGTGTTTACACAGCCCGATGTTACCTTTATGGAGGATGTGACCCCCAAAGTTGTGAACCTAGCGGATGGAACTCTCTATGGCGCACGTCTCATTACGTTTGACACAAGTTGGAACCGGTTTGGGTCTACGATCATCTCGTACTTAGAAGGGTATTTCCTGGCGTGTACGCGTCCGACCTGGACCGTTATTGGTGGATTCGACCCTCAAATTGTTCCGGCTGACTACGAGGATGTTGATTTATGTTATACAGCAACCCAGAAGGGCGTGCAGCTACGCGAACTGCCAATTCGTGCGAGTCATGTCTGGGGTGCCCATTGGAATGGTAATCCTGGAAGACAAGCTATTACAATGCGCAACCGTGCGTACTTTGCCCAAAAATGGGGCTTTGCATAAAGGAGTGTAACATGATCAAGTTTTGGGAGTTGCTTCAAGAGAGTGTGATCATTCAAGGTGTTGTGACGTTGGTGTTGGTCGTGACTCTCTGTACGATGTTCATCACCGGGAAGCCGATTCCTGAATTGCTCGGCGCGATCACAACGTTGGTGTTGGGATTTTGGTTTGGCACGAAATCACAACGGGCCATCGTTACAGCGACCAAAGCAATGGCGGAGTCGAAGCACAGTAAGTAAGGAGTAAACAAGGTGGGAATGAAAGTTGTTCTTAGTGGTGTGTATTACCCGATGGCCATCGTGCGCTACTTTGAAAGGGCGCTACGACGCAGGGACGACATCGAACTCTGTACCGTCGGCCGCTATACTGGGAAGACGATCCCGTGGAATGGCGGTATGATTCTCAATGTATCCGCACCGCCACCCGACCTGGTACTGACCAGCTCTCGTACTCCAATCAGTTACGTCGAGGCGCACCTATTATGGAAGCCCGATGTGTGGATTCAACTCAACTCGACGGAAGGATTGATCGGCAAGCCGTCTAAGGGTAAGAACTTTGTCGTCGGTGTCGATCCACACTGCATCAACTATGATGAAGCTCGCCAATGGGCAGACGTGTTCTTCTGTATGCAGACACCGTATATGCGTCCTGATGACATTTGGCTACCATATGCGTACGATCCTTCGTGTCACACACCGAATACAGACTGTACAAGGGAGCGACCATATGATGGAGGCCTCATCGGAGCACCTTACATCAATCGAGTAAGGCTCGTCGAAAGCCTACGAGCGCAGGGACACAAGATCCTCTTCCCTGGCTTCGGGCCTGTATTCGGGGAGTATCGTGATCTTTTGCATACCTGCAAGATCGGCCTGAACTGGTCAACGCAACAAGACCTATGCGCGAGGGTCTTCGAGGTAGCGGCCATGGGCTTGTGCCCGGTTGTGAATCGCGTGCCGGACCTCATGAAGATGGGTTTCGTCGAGGGCAAGCACTACTTGGGCTTCGACTCCCTCGACGAGGCGCTAAGCCAGTTCAAAGTGGCTCTTGGCAAGTGGCAGGAAATCAGTCAACAGGCTTGTGAGTTCGTGGCGCCACACACTTGGGACGCTCGAGTCGAGACGGTATTGTCCTATGTCTAGAGACATTGAGCAGGCAGTGATGCTTCCCAACGGTACCACAGTAAAGCGCCAGACTACACTTTGGGTCCGGGAGTGGGGTGCAATGGTTGCAACTGCCCAGTACGACAAGCACTTTATCTATGCAAACAGTGTTGTGAATCAGCCATCGTACATGTGCACCTGCGGTTCGTCGGCGGGGGTCGTACCTCGAGGCCCGAATGGCAGATTTCAGTGTCTGTTCCTCTTGAGTACAGGTAGGCACCAGTCATGAGCAAGATCATTGTGCTCCTGAGGACCTTGAACGAGGAGATTCACCTTCCACGCTTTTTGGCTGCATATGACTGGGCTGATCTTATCATCATAGCAGATGGTGGGAGTACCGACCGCACATGCGAGATCGCACGAAATACTCCTAAAGTTGAATTGCAACACTTCAACGTCTGGGTAGAGAACGCAAAAGGGGGCAGGCGCAATCCAGAAGGGCCCCACATGAACTTCCTGCTTGAACAAGCACGTTATGCCTTCCCATCGTGGATAATCATCGATGAAGCCGATTCGGCGCTTTCGCCCTCACTCAGGCAAGATGGTCGTGCAATCCTCGAAAGCACCGCCGAGCAGTTTGTATTTGCACCGCGGATGTATATCTTCGGTACGGATAAATGGTTTCCCGATCTAACCGGAGGTAGTGGTTACACTCCAGAAGGTTGGACTGGAATGTGGGCGGTTCGAGGAGATGTGCCGTTAGCATATAATCAAGACGAGTCCTGGAGTCCTGATGTTATACAACCCCCTCAGTCAGGATGGACGATTCGGCGAATCACCTATCCTTACGCATTGCTACACTACTTCTGCCTCACGCCAGAGATCATGGCGCGTAAGCTCGCGCTTTATCGGTCAGCCGGCATGATTCAAAAGAGTTGGACCGAGACAAGTGGTCCGCTCGTGGAGCTTCCGGAATGGGCATACCCAACTTATTACAAATAATAGGTCCAGGGATCGAGTCGATGAGGATCGCGAACTTGGGGAGCGGCAAGTCCGACTCACCCGTCAGCTTGCAAGTTCGCTATCTGCATTGTGCGCTCTTGATGAACGTTGACATCTACAAGCCCTACGTCGACTACTTGCAAACGCAAAAGTTCGCGGCAGGGGTTGTTGAGTTTACTTGTAAAGATGTCGTATTGTGGCTGGCTGAGCAACCGGAGGGTGAGTATGATGTGGTGCTCCTAATCGATTTGCTCGAGCATTTTGAGCAGGCTCGAGCAGGGTTCGTGGTGCGACTTTGCAAGCATGTCGCCCGCCGCAAAATCATTGTCTTCTCACCGCTCGGCGAGTGCAAGCAAGGACCGTCTGATGGAAATGGCTACCAGAGGCATCTGAGCACATTGACTTCAGCCGGACTCGAAACGTTGGGATTTCGAGTTGAGGTGCTGCCCGCATTTCATAGGCACTTTGACCCGCCAGTCGATGCGGGGTTAGCAGTTATGGAGGTGGGGGAATGGGATTGAAAGTAGACTTTTTATGCCCGTCGGGGTCTCCGATTGGTGTCATGCCAGAGGACATCGGGGGTCGCGGAGTTGGTGGAGCTGAGTTGGCTCTCTTGACCTTAGCAGAAGTGCTAACGGGAAGGGGCCATACCGTGACCGTGTTCAATTCTCCCAGAAAGGAAGGTACATATGGGGGTGTGCCTTACCGCGCAGTAAGCGCGTTTGACCCGAACGCTGATAGGGATGCGGTTGTCCTGTTTAGGTGTCCCGACAGGCGATTCCAAAGTGCGAAAGGGAGAAGGGTCTTCTGGTCGTGTGATCAATTCACGACAGGCAACTACGCAGCGGACATCTTTCCACACGCCGAGCGTATTGTTTGTATCTCACCTCATCATGCAGCTGACTTTGAAAGGCGCTACGGAATATCTCAGGAGCGACTGACTGTGATCACCCTAGGTGTACGTACGTGGGAGTATATTTCGAATGCTCCCAAGGTCAAGGGTCAATGTATCTATTGTAGCGTTCCTGATAGGGGCTTACGAATCCTACGAAACGTTTGGGATCGCATCGTCAAGGAGGTGCCATGGGCGTCGTTAGTGATAACGTTCGATTATCGGATGTGGGGAACCGCTGACGAAGGCATCACGCCGCATCGACTTGAGTGGGTGGGTGCGCCGAATGTCAAGTACTGCGGTCGCGTGCCTAGGTCACAATTGGTACTATTACAGTCGACGTCGGATCTGCAGCCCTATCCTTGTATCTACGACGAGTTGTTTTGTATCTCTGTCGCTGAGTGTCAGGTAGCGGGGGCAGTGCCCATTACTTCGTCGATGGGTGCCCTTGCAACAACGAACTTGTATGGCAAGCGACTTGATGGAGATCCGAGGACGGCTGTGTGGCAGGCAGCGTTCGCAGAGGAAGTTATCAACACGCTTCTGACACCTAATACGCTAACGATTCGTCAGGCTCTTTGTATGAACTCTCGCAGAGCAGCGTTCAACTGGGACATCCTCGCCGTGCCCTGGGAGGCGGTTCTATCATGAAGATTGGAATCGTCTCCGACTTTGATTTTGTGGGTTCAGGGTACTTGCATATTGCGACTAACCTGGGGACTGAGTTAGTTCGTCGAGGACATGAGGTCATTGCCTTTGGCATTGGTTATCGAGGTGAGGAGCATCACTTTCCATATTCAATTGTACCCCTGCCCCGTCAGTCCTTCACACAGGGTGCGAATACGATGGCGAGGAACTTGATTCGTGAGAAGCTTCTCGACGTAACCATTGTGGCGCTAGACATTCCCATGATCATTCGATTGCTTGGGACCCAGCCAACAATCGAGTTGCCCCACTATGGGGTGTTTCCTGTTGAAGCGCCGCCACTGACTCAGAACTGGACCGCGGCGTTGTATCAGTTGAAAGGTTGCTTTGTGATCTCCGAGTTCGGGACCGAGGAGTGTCACAAAGTGGGACTAGCTGCTGAACACGTCGCGATCCCAGTCGACACGAAGTCGTGGAGACCTCCGACACCTGAGGAACGTGTCGCGATTCGACAAGCAATGGGTATTGCGGAGGGACAGCGGGTCGTTCTCACGGTAGCCGAGAACCAAGAACGTAAGTTCCTTAGTGCGTCACTCGAGATCATCGCAAGAATGGATAACGTCGTGTACTATATGGTTACTCGGCGCGACTCAGGTGTTGGGTGGTATTTGGACGACTACATCGTCGAGTTGGGCCTGGCGGGTAAGGTAACTATCGTCGAGAGGGGCATACCATTCAAACAGCTTTGGTCTTTGTATGCAGCATCTGATGCATTTCTCATAACGTCAAAAGCTGAAGGCTTGGGCATGCCCGTGCTTGAGGCTATGGCATGTGGTGTATCTGTTGTAGCTCCTAATCATACAGCGTTCCACGAACACCTATCCGGCGATAGAGGTTACCTGTTTTCTTACGCTTACGCGGATCGAGAACCGTTTGGTAACGGCTGGCGCTATTATGCAGACATCGAAGACGGTGCGCGGGCCTTGGAATGTGCCTTTGCGAACTCAGAATACGTTCATAGCAGGGCACTCGAGTATGTGAAGGCTCGAACTTGGGAAGCGGTGGGGGAGGTCATATGTCGCAAGTTGATGTCGTGATCCCGGTCTATGGAAGGCCGGACATGCTTAAAAGTTGTCTTGAAGCCCTCAAGGCACAGACATTTACAAGCTTTGCGATCACGGTTGTTGACGATGCATCGCCAAAGGGCCTTGTGAGCGAGAACATTGCTGAGCTATGCAAAGAGTATGAAGCACGTTTATTTGTCAACAGTGCCAACTCAGGCTTTCCGAAGACAGTAAATCGAGGGGCACGCAAGTGCGACGCGCCATTCATGCTTCTGTTGAACAGTGATGTTATGTTACGTCCTAACGCACTCGAAGTCTTGATAAGCGAAATGGCGGCGCCTGACGTTGGCATTGCCGCACCAATGCTTTTGTTTGCCGAGAACTCGCCTATGGGACCTGCAGGCAAGATACAGCATGTTGGAATGGCGTTCAACGTTACAGCAACACCCGTTCATATCTTCTTGGGTTGGAGCGTTGACAATCCGAGAGCCGTAAGGCGTCGGGACGATTGGCCTTGCGTAACAGGAGCATGTTTCCTCACACGTCGCGCAACGTGGCGCAAGGTCGGCGGTTTTCAAGAAGTTTATGGCAGGGGGACGTTCGAGGATGTGGAGTTCTGTCTTACCGTGCGGAAGGTGCTGGGTCACAAGATCGTTGTGAATCCGGAAGCCATTGGAGAACACGTTGTAGGAGCGAGTGCCATCGGCCAACCGGGCGGCAAGGGCTACGATCTACGCGGTAACTTCCAAGTCTTCATTACACGTATGCGCCAGTTCGTTGAGCATGACGATTACCACTTCTGGTGAGAAATGTACTATCCATATAGCACACCCCAAATAATGACAGTACAGAAGTTTGTCGACTACGGTGGACATACTGGTACTGCCTCCGCGTTTTTGGTTCAAGTTGCAATGACGATCGCAGAGCAGCAGATGACGAATGAGTTGCACACCTTTATGCTGCCCACGACCGTGACCGGTGAGTATCAAGCACCCTGGTGGGACCATCCAATTGAGCTTGAGTTTGGGAACGTGCTTCGCCTTATCACTGGTACGCTCTTGAGTATCCCGACAGACAATTCGAATTCATTCGAGCTAACCACACCCGTGCGCTTGTTTATTCGAAATGCAGAGGCGGGGCATATTGATGCGGTGCCGAACTGGGACAAGTCTCATTGGGAGGAGGATTGGGGTCCATACAAAGTACGGATTGTGTATTGTGCTGGTCACGATACCGGAACCACATTGAACGACCCGAGTTTGTTGACGGCTCTCACGGCGGCGACCGAGCTCGTGCTCAATGAGTTAGTGGCACCTGGAACGACAGAAGCGCAGATCGGTGTTCAACAATGGTCGTCTTTGAGATACTCCGAGAAGCGCTATCCGTTGCGGCAAACAGCGTTTGGTTCTTCAGCTCGTGCGAACTTCATTGCAAGCCTTGTAGCCCATCTAAAGGTGTTTCGAGTTGGTCGGTTTAGACGCTAAAGTTGTAATCTATCGATACTGGAACCCGATGGACGACGACATCGGTGGTGCCATGCCCTCTGGGACGTGTATCGCGACAGGCGTAAGCGTTCGCATCGAGGAGAATAGCACACCCCTATTGTTGCTTGCTCAAGGAATCGAGGCAGACAAGACTTACTCGCTTATGATGCTGTGGCCCGCTTCAGGAGTGCAGTTTGGTGATGTGTTAGAGATTACTTTCCCGCCCGAGCACTTTCTGTTGAATGCTGAGCTTAAGGTAGTTGATGTCTCACACGATTCGCTTATTGATAGAAACAGGGGTCACATCGAACTAACCCTGCGGCGAGTTCGAAGAAGTAGACGCTATGCGACGTAAGTTCTCATTTCGGATTCCAACGTTTGCTGGTGCCGCATCGAAGCTCGACTTAGCAGTACGTACTGCAATGCTCGAGTCACTTCGAGAAGCTGGTTTGCCTGCCGCCCAGGAGGCATCAGCTAACGCGAGCATTTCAGAGAGTATAACGATTGTGATGCCCTATCGCTACTCATCTGGAACGGCATGGTCAGCAGGGCTTCGAGTTCCGGCGAAGTATCTTTACGTTGAACGTGGAACGGGCGTATTTGCTGGACACTCGTCTTGGATTGTCGTGCCGAAGCGCAAGAAAGCTTTGATGTTTGCTAATGGGCAGTTCGCGATGATGGCGGAGGTTTTGGGTCAACCAGCTCGACACTTTCTTCAAAAGGGCGTTGCAGCTGCACGCCAGAGGTTTGATATATGGTGCCGCTCGAGCTTGTTCAAAGCGCTCTTGTAAACTACTTGCTTTCACGGGTTGCGGTCACGACCATTGTCGGGATCGACGTCCGCGAAGACGAATGGCAGGGTGCTGACTTTAGGTATCCATGTGTACGTGTCGGTGTTGACATGGTCACACCGATGGTATGCTCATACGATTTCAATCTGACCATCATGGCCTTCTCGGAAGAGGCATCGTCACGTCAAGCGGCAGTCCTGTGCACTACTTTAGTGGATGCACTTGAAGGGTTGCGTGTGTATCACGGGTTACTGCGTCCCGAGATCGCAGCTGGGTTGGCGGTGGGTTTCAACTCGTTGAGGCTATATGTCAAAAAGATCTTGGGTCCCTATCGAACCGCTCCTCGAATCTGGAGAGGCGATATTATCTGTTGGGTTAGCTGCTTCGAGTGCCCCAAGTAAAGTAGGGGTTCGGAGCTTAGTAACGTTCGAATATGTCTTTCAGGGTAAGCAGCAGCGCTATAGATTCCCGCCCTTAGGCGAGCTGCTAGTGGATCTTGAAGACAAGGACGCCTTGTTGGCCATTGTGTCAGCGGCGGCTGGCTGCTGTGGCAATGAGACGGTAGGCGGACATCCTTACTTTATGGAGGTACCATGCCATTGATCACAGGTACTCCTTTAGGGCCCATCACTTCGCAAGCGGATCTGTTTTGGGATGGCGCGCCCAACATCTGGTTTCAGAGCAATGCGGCAAACCCCCTCTACAATCCCGATAGTGATGGTTTCTACTGGGGGCTCAGTGCCACGGTAGCTCAGCCAGTGTTCGAGCTTGGGTGCTTTGACACTGTCGTTTTCACGGAGAACCTGACGATGAACGATGTCGTCTGTGATTCGGCAGGGTTCAAGGACACCATCCAGCGACGTAACTACCTCGAGTTCACGTTCAACCTTTCAACATTGCTTCCACTCACGACCATCCGCGATCTGATGAACATCAGTGCGGTTACCGTCAGCGGTGGTATAGCAAAGGTTGGCATCGGCACGATCGACAACACCAAGTTGTTCCGTGTCTATGCGGCGAAGGTCTACGACGAGAGCGTTGGCGACTACATCGCCTTCACGTTCCACCGTGTCAAGTTTGTCGACGCGTGGAGCCTCGCCATGACCTATGGCGACCGCTGGAAACTGACTGGGCTAAAGGCGCGGGCGTTCGCCAACACGGCGTACCCGTCCGCACAATACTTTGCAACGATCCTCAACCTGGATCCGAGCATCTATCCGTAAGTCGTGAGCATGATTTTCTTTGGTGGGGAAGAGGATCAGCTACTAGTAACCTTGGATGGGCACGACTTCATCGTTCCCCGTGCCCATCTGGGGCTTTATCTTGTGCTAGGGCAGTACCGAGACGCAAAGGATGTTGTGGGATATCTCAAGGCGTGCAGTTTACCAACTGACGTAGATGCCCTAGAAGGACTCATTGTATACCGTAATCTTATTAGGTTCAACTCGCCTCAAGTCGCACTTCCATTTTTGCACTTCGCGGAAGAGCGTGACAGAGAAGCGTGGCACTATCCGAATCGTTGGGTAGTTGCTTGGGTGCACTTAGTCGCTTCGAGGTACCATTGGCCAAGAGAACAAATCCTATCACTCGATGTTACCGAATTCTGCGCGTATGTGCAAGAAATCTTAGTCGACGCACAGCTCGAGCACGAGCGGGCCTACAGCCTAAGCGAGATAGCGTATCCGTACGATCAGGCAGCGAAAGCGGGAGTGTTCAAGCCTTTGAGGCGGCCGGGTTGGATGTACCAACGCCCGAAGGGGGCACGCCTGCCACCGTTCCTGAGACCTCAAGGTCAAGTGACAACAGGCTCCGTCTCAAAGAAGCACTAAAGATTATTGACCTTGTGCGGCCCGTTTACCGACTAGGCGTCGAGCCTATTGCGTTTGTAGAGGCCCTAATACAAAAGGAGCCCGAAAACGCGAAGGAACTGTGTAGTATATGGGGTGTGCCTTACGCGTTCGCCGGATTGACAGGAGTGGTGGCGGATCGTAGCGTAGTTGAGGTTCTTCAACTGGCCTACGAGGTAGGATTGTTATAAATGCCAGAAGAGAGAGATTTCTCAACAATCGAATACAGTGCTGACTTTGGGGCCCTAATCACCGATCTCCAAACTCTGTATACGGCTGCTCAGAATGACATCGAAATCTTCAAGGCACTCGCTGAGTCGATGGAACAGGGTACAGAACGAGCCAAAGCGGCAGGTATAAAAGTAGCTGAGACAGCTGATGCTGAAGCGGCGGCGGGCGAAAGGATGACCGAAGCGTTCTCCGCGATGGAAGCTCGTATGCAGGGTTTCGTCAAGTGGGCGAGTCAACTTGAAGGTGTCAAGGTCAGCGTACGAGATCTTGCTGTTCAGATTCAGCAAGCACTAAATGCCATAGGTTCACCTCTGGGAAGGGTAAATCTCCAGTCAGTTCTTGAAGGTGCTCAGGTACAAGCAGTAAAGACGGCTGCCGCTACGAAAGATGCTTTCGCGCCGGCGATCCTTTCGCCTTTTGAACAGAAGCTCCAGGCTATAACGTTCCAACTCGAGCAGATGCGACAGCTGGAAAGAGAGCTTCAGGCGATAGGTATTCAGAAGGGCGAGCAGGGAATAGCTTCACTTGGCGCGCTCGCGGCCAGTCCTATCTACCAAGGCTTTCTGGGCCAGCCTTCACGTTATCAAACTAAGCTCCCCTCGACGATGTTTGAGTCTAAGTTGGGTGAGGAGGGTGCACTTACTCAGTTCGAAGTCCTACAGGGTAAGCTAACGGACTATATCAAATCCTTGTCACTTGTGCGGGATGCCCAAGATATAATTACTGCGTCGGTTCGGCAGACGGGTACGGCTTGGGAAACGACCTCGAGCGAGATTGTTGACATCGCGGCGCAGATCAAGATGCTTGAGGAGTCGATTCAAGCAATCAAGGCAGGCACGTCGCAAGTTGTCGCAAAGAATGATGAGGAGGCTACAAGCGTCAACTCGGTTGTGGCCGCTCGGATGAAGGAACTGGAGGCCCTTCGCGAGAAGCAGCGACTCCTTATAGCCTCTGCTGCGCAAGGCGTGGTGGGGGGTGCTCCAGTTATGTCCACGGAGCAGCTCGGTGCCATTCCCTATCACCCTTCGTCATTCTACAAATCCCCTGCCCAGATGGCGACAAACTTACTTCGGTCCATGCTTGAGGCACAGTTGCAAGACCCCGGACTTGCCGATGCGATGATGTCGGCGGTCCAACCTACTGCAATGGAAACGACTGCGCAAGCCGCAGGCAAGAGGATGCACACCCTTGTGCAATCAGCTCTCGAAGGTCCTATGATGAGCTTCGAAGAGCAGTTCAGGATGATTGACAGGGAGGGTCGGGAGTGGATCGGAAAGACTGATGTTCGCAATCGTGCTAAGAAGGTCGTGGGCGACTTCAAGATGTATAATGAGAAGGCGCTTGCCGATCTGGGAGAGTTCTCTGCGGGCCGCATATCGTTTGAGCAACTGTCAACGCGCACTAAAGGTGTCGTTGCCCAGGTCGCGATGTACGCTAAGGCTCTAGGCCCTGAGTGGGAGGCCACCGTTGTACGTTTGCCTACGCCATACGAGGTTGTGCAGAAGTTTGCTGGCAAAGAGCGAGCTGCCGTTACACAAGCCGCCAAGGCCTTCAAAGCAGGGGGGCCACGTGTGGAGGGGGGCCTAGCGTACCCAATCCCACTCGAGAAGGTGCCTCTTGCCCAAGCAAAGGAAATTATGGATGCCGCTCGCGCAGCGGCAATCGAGACGGCGACGTTCAAAGAGGGCAATGCACTCATCCAGACCGCGCTCGAGCTCGAAAGGCAACGAGTAGTCCAAAAAGAACAATTGGTGGCCGGAGCTGTCAAGGAGCTCTCAATCGAGGAGCAGACTGCTGCTGCACATGCCAGATTAGCCGCAGATGCAGGACTGGCACGGAAAGGTTGGTGGCCCAAGGAAGAGGCCCCGCCGCAGCTTGCCTTTGATGTGCAAGTCGCCGCCTTGAGGCGCCTCTCGTTAGCAAGTGAAGCTAGGGGAGCTCTAGCTGGTGCGGGCGACGTCGGTGCACTCGAAAAGTTGAATCGCGAGGAACAGCGGGGCATCGCTGTTCTCGAGCGTAAGGTCACTCTATCGAAGGCGGAAGTCGAATTACGTAGCTCGAAAGGCTACGCTCCGGAACTCACTCCCAATCAGATTAAGACAACGATCGACCTTGAGGAGAGGAATCTCGTTACGCTCAAGGCGAAGAAGAAAGAGCTAGAGGAGATTAACCGTGTCACTCGCGAAGCCCTGACAGTCTCTAAAGCAGTTCAGAAGACTGGCGTTACTCCGATTGTCGAGGCTGTGCCGGCAGTTCCCATTGCAACAATGGCGGAGACCAATCTAGCTGCAGTACAGGCGAAGGTTACTGCAGCGCAGCAAGTGGTGGACTTAGCACGTCAAGAGAACACTGAGGCACAGCGTAACCTTGGAGTCCTGAACGAGCGTAAAGGCCTCGTTGCGACACTAACGAACTTAGTTCAGCAACAGAAGACTGCGGATTCGGGGTATCAAGCCTCGTTGGAAGCGGGGTTAGCGAAACTCAACCTGTCGACGTCGACCCGAAAGCAGCTAGAGAACGAGTTATTACGTCTAAAGGGCCGTGAAGTCGATCTAGAACGCTTACGTGGTGAATCTAAAGCGAGGATCGAAGCAGAGGCCCTTGCGAAGGCGTCGTTGCAGCGTGTTGCTCAAGAAGAACGTACACTATCAGCTCTCAACAAGCAGGCCATTGTACTTGAGAAACAAGTTGTGGATGAAAAGAAAGTCGCTGCCCAGAAGATTGCCGCTGCTCCTGCAGTTGCTGCCAACCTCGCCCCGTATGAAACTCAAGTTGCTGCCCTAATCCAGGCAGTCGAGGCGACTTCGGGCAAAGCGCGAGAGAAAGCCTTAGATGCTCTTGAGAAAGAGCGTGGAGCGTACCAGAGACTCATTGGACAGATTCAGGTTGGTCTCGCTCCACTAAGTAAAGATGCCGCGCTCAAACAGCAAGCAGCCGATGCTGCTACAGCACATGCCAAAGCCCTTGACTTGGATGCCCAGGCGGCCGAGAAACAGCTCCTCTTGACTCTAAGTAGTGCTGGTGCTACGAACGAGCAGATGGCACAGCAACGTGTTATTGCAGACACGAAGAGGAACGCTGCTGCTGCGGCTGCTGTGAATGCTGGGAATCTTACGAAAGAAGCTGCCGCGGCGCAACAACTCGTAACAGTACAAAGAGACCAACAGAAGGGTCTTACGCAGCTACGAACCGTGATGGGTGGGGTCGAGAAGCAGTATGGCGAGACGACTAAGCAAGCGAATAGCTGGCAGAGTAGGTTGTTCTCGTTGCACAGGATCATTCAAGTCTTCTGGGGCTCCTTGCTCGCGCAGATTGCATACGGCACGATGGGTGCGATCCAACAGTTTATCTCCGGATCCGCAGACCTTTTCGTCAAGTTTGAAGCCAATCTCACACGCTTCCAGGTTGCCGTCCGTTCCACACAGCGTGCTGTTGCCGAAGGATTTGCGGGTGCGGACATCACCCAGACGGTTGGTGAATTCGCAGGTACGGTTGAGCAATGGACCAAGGACCTTGATGACTTTACGAAGCGTTGGAAAGTCTTCACGCGCCAAGATGCCCTTGCAGGCTTCAAGGAGTTCCTGAATATCTCGCGCGCGAACAATATGGGTCGGGAGTTATCCTTACAACTCATGGACGTTGCCGCGGCCCTAACACTTGTTGAAGATGAGTTTGCGAACGACTTGCCAAGAGCAATGCAAGCAGTTGCCCGTGCTTCTGATGGTTACGTTCGACCAATGGGTGCAACGTTTATTGGAATGATTAGTGACGTCGACCGTAACATCAAGGCGATGCAGATATATGGTACTGTCTACTCGAAGCTGGGCGAGGGCAACGAGGCCCTCAAGAAGCAACAGCAAGTCCTCGTCGACACTTCGGTCATACTTGAACGATACAATCGTGTATCCAAGGATACGATCTATCTGTACGAAACGATCGACCTCAAGATCCGCAGTGCCAACGCTCGTATTCAGGAACAACAGATCGCCATTGGTGGTAAGCTTGCGCCTATGTGGCTTGACCTCAAGAACGCTCTCGTTGGCTTTCTCGAGACATTAGACAAGATGGCGGCCTTCAACCTCAAACTGATGCAACTAAATGAAAAGATAAAACTGTTTGGCTCTCAAGGGCCGATACTTGAAGCTATGACTCAAGCTCTGCTGCGACTTCGTCCGGTCGAGGGAGGGATTTTCGCGGCACTTGTAGGCAAAATGCCTGGCATGCAATCCTACAGGGCGTTTCAGGGTCTGCTTACTCAGGCAGCGGGCAATAACAAAGATCAGCGCGAGATGCTTCTGAGATGGGCAGATTCGCAAATTCTACTCCAGAACAAAACGTTTGAGCAGATAATCGAGATCCTCAAGAAGCAGGGGCCAAAGGTAATTCTCCAAGCACAGGCTACAAAGGAGCAGTTCCAAGGACTCGTGCAAACGGGTAAGGGCAAAGAGGCTATCAAGTTATACGATGATCTTGCAGCCAAGCTCGCTGAGGCACGAACTGAATATGCCCGGTTGGTCGCAATAGGAGGTCGAGAGGATCTCATTGACGCAGCTAAAAAGAATCTGGATCTCCTCGAAGCTCAAGTTGTCGCTCTCAAGCAATACAGTAAGACGTTGAGCGATGCAGACGTTGTTGCGCAACACCTGAAAGATACCATGATTGACTGGACACCTGAAGGTGCGGGTATCGACGTGGGTAAGGTCATTGATGACCTCGAGCAAGCCTGGGACGACTACCTGGAGAAGCGTCAGGATGCATTGGACGAGAAGAATTCAAAGCTTCTCGAGTCGTTCAATACCTTCATGGACGACCTTGCAGATGCCGATATCAAGCACGGCGACAACCTTAAGGAGATTGCGAAGGACACTGCCCGCGACATCGTAGATGCATTTAGGAAAGCTGCAGATGGCCGAGTCGATGCATATCGTGACATGCTCGATTCGATTGAGGGCGAGAATGAAGACTACGCCCTGCGGCTTAAGGAGCTCGACGATAAACAACTCGAGGACAAGGAGAAAGCACGAAGGGAGCACTTACAAAAGCTCGAGGACCTCGAACGTGAACATCTACGTAACCTTCGTGACATGCAGGCACAGTACGAGTTTGATCTTACGGCGGCTGCAGACGAGCGCGATGCTCGGAAGGTCCTCGAACTCATGCGGAAGCACGAGTTCGATGTACAGCAGGAGGGTGTGCACTACGGCGATCGGATTAGCGACGAGAACCGAAACTTCGCACGACAAGAGGCGGAACGAAAAGCGAACGATGCCCTCGAACGAGCCCGACTCGAAAGGGAACACAAGAAACGCCTTGAGGATATCAAACTCGAATACGAACATCGCCTAGAAGAGATCAAGCGAGCTCTCAAGAAAGAGCTAGAGGACATCAAGGAGAAAGAGAAGCAAAAAGTTCGCGACGAGAATGAGCGATGGGCTCGAGATAAGGTCGACGTCGCGGCTAAGTACTCAGAGCGTAACAAAGACATAGCCAAGTGGCTTGAGGACCAGTACGATACGATTGAGAAGGCATACAACAAACAGGTCGAGGCGGTACTCAAAGGTCTCAACAAGCAGGTTGAGTGGACACAAGACCGGATGAAGAAGCTATTCGATGTAGTAAAGGCTGCCCTTGGACCGTCGGGGTCGATTACTGGTGTATACGATACTTGGTTTGCATACATCGAACGGCGTATGAGGGCGATGTCGGCTTGGCAACCTCCAGTGCCTGGGATACCGTCAATTCCTACCACCCCTGGTGAACCAGGAAGCACACCTCCTGGCGAACCTGCTAAGCCACCCGTAATGTGCAATGATCCCAAGGCATTGAACTTTGGAAAGCCTGGTCCGTGCGTCTACAGGCCACCCGGCACTGGCCCGCAGGAACAACTTTCTGCAATCACTCCAACTGGAATGCTTCCCACGCCGTCGACTACCACCTGGACCGCAACTAGTCGACTCGAGATCCACGTTACCGCTGATGAGCATTTTAGTGAGGGCTTCGAGGATGCCTTGATCGAAAAGATCACGGAGGTGGTACGTGCAATATAGACTGAATGGCGTCGATCTTCCAGAGCAGCCAACGGAAGCGGGTTGGGTCGATCAAGCATCTCTAGGCGAGGACGGTAATGGCCATCCCATATATCCTGAGCTCTATGAATTTGAGATGTCATGGGGTGTGCTAGAGCCCGGTCAATGGACCCGATTGTATGACTTCTTCTTTCAGGCGGGCCTCACGGGTACAGTGTCGGCAACGCTTCAATGTTACACGGGAATCGTTGTTGACGAGGCCGCGACCTATTCAGGATGTATCGTTCGGCAACCAACCCGAGGCAAAGTTTTCAGTGGGTTCATACTCAATTCGAAGGTGGTCTTAGGTGGCATTCGCGTACGATGAGCTAGAACTGTATATCTGGCCTGAACCGTTTGTCTTCGAGGCACACATTAGTGGGGTTGTCGCTGCGGGTGCGATGACCATTCCCTATGTGTTGGAAGGTGGTGCGTGGACTGACGTTCGCGTAGGCGAGACATTAGAGGCTATCGGATGCGGCCCTATGGGTCGGAATCTTCGTATTCGTGTTAGAGCAATCGACGCGACCAACGTATATGTCGCCGAGAATGGTATTTACTGGGTAACGAATTCGACGATTCGAGTACGCAAGATCTTCGAGCCGTGGTCCGTTGTCCCTCGTGTTACAGTCTCGGGTGGCGTAGCAACGTTCTTCCAGGATTACGATATTGCCTATGTTGACCAGACCGAGTTTCCCGATCCCGTAGTTGTTATGGGACCTAACCATGCAGGTCCAGTTGGCGACGTTGTACAGTTTAGTCCTACTGGGACATGGTTTCCTGGTGGTGCATCGTTTGGTACGGCAACGTTCGGCTGTGAGAGTGGAACACTAATTGGAACGGATCTCTTTAGGTTTGATACTCCAGGATCGTGGCTCGCGTGGTGCCATGTCCATGACAGTCTTGGTAGATCGTTTACTGGCTATCGGCACATCTTCATTGGAGACCCCAAAAGACAGTGGGGAATCAGTTCATTCGAGGGTGCTCGTCCAACTGGGGGTTATACGATACGTTGCTGGACTACTGAGACTTGGAGCGACTTGCACGATGGCGCTATTATCATGTTGCGTTGGAAGAAGCCTGTGGGCACCGGGGCTCGGCCATACACCGCTTTCGTTGGGTATGTACAAGAGAACACGATCAAGTTCGACTACGCAAAGAATCGAACAGAGTTTACAGCAGTTAGCCTTTCGCTCGTACTAAATAAACTTGACGTGTTTGGTTCCTCACTCGCCTACAGAGCAACGGGGCCATATACGTGGAACGACGTTCGTAACATGGACCTTGACTCAGCCGTTGCAGCACACCTCAGATGGAAGACTACCGTACTCCAGATTGCAGATGTTAGACCAATCACGAACACGTATGCAATTCAAAAGGCTGACTTTGCACGGGGTGGAGGATTCAGTCCGGTAAGGGACTTTCTCAAAGTAGCCTTACGGGGTGACATGGTTTGCGATGCCCAGGGAACGCTCTGGTGCGAGAGAGACCAGAATACCCTTGCACTAGCTAGTCGCAAAGGAACCAGTTATATTATCGAGCGAGAAGATTGGCGTGCGGAACCTCAAGTCGATGAGGCTGCGATCCCCGATGTCTCTTATATGGAGGTTGGTGGTCTCGCATTCTTGGGTGCAACCGGAACGTTCAATGCTTACTTGTCGAGTGTGCCTGGTCCGGTTCCGGATAGGTATGGTTCTTCCGAGACTGTCGAAGGACTGTCACTGCCTTCGAATGTAAACTCTCAAACGTGGCTAAACGAGATTGCTGGGTTCATATATGCTGATCGCATCAATCGTTATCCCCGAATTCAAATACCTGTCGTAGGAAGGTGGACAAAGGCCGATATCGCTCCGCAACAATGGGCCCAAGTTCGGGGCTTCCCATACATTGTGAGTTCTCGGATACAGGTTAGTCGTATACGACACATTTACAATGCGAGGCAGCAACATGTACTAAGCGACCTCGAGGCGTTTGCAGAGGCGTGGGGACCTCCCGGCTTCTCGAAGCAGATTCCTGTTATACCCCCGGGGCCCATTAACAGTGTCGAGCCGCCAATCATCATACCACCAATACCTCCCACAGTTACACCTATCGTTCTTGCAATGAATTACAGTCAACTGGGGCGGTCCACGAACTTCTATGCTAGCGAGCCTACTATCTGGACGAACCTGAAAATCGGTGCATTGGCAAATCCTGCTGTGGGTGACTTCTGCAACTTAGTGCTCTCGCTTACTGGCGAAGCGTGGTTGATAACCGGAGCCGGGAGTGCTAGCGATACGGACGGATTATGGTACTGTAGCGATACTGCTGCTGCCGTGCCGTTATTCAGTCTAATCGTTTCTCACAATCAGGCTATCGCTCTAGATGGTGTTGGACTTGTGTCTTTGGGTTGCGGTGATGATGGAATCGTCTACTCTTCGGGTTGGACAGGTAATCCGCAAGGACATTACTTATATGGCAAGACCGGACTAGCAGTTGCTACTGGTCCAACACTGCCAGTTGGAGCCCTTCAGTATTCCATCTCCTCTGGCGTAAGTGTAAGACTCGCGCTAGGAGCGGGAGGCGTGCCCGCCATCGGAGTAAGAGAGTTAGATGGGGCTGCGAATGCGAATGTTCTCTATGTCCCCGGTCCACAAGGCGACCCATCCAAGGTAGCCACTGGTTTTATTGTCTGGAGTAATAACTTGTATTCCTATGTAGATGGTGGAGCAACTGCCACGTTAGTATATACTGGCGTTGGAGGGGGACCGATTATCTCCGATGGAGGAAATGTACTGACCGTTCGGGCATCAGATGGGATGCTAATGAATGGTGCATCTGCCTTAGACACACCATTACACGCCTTTGGAATTGCAAATCGGTCTTTTGCGTCGTTTTGTCTTGGTACAGCGGGCTATGGCGAATTATTAGCATGTGCTGTAGAGGGGGCCGCAGCTAACTTTATCATTTATCGTGCAACAGGCGAAACTGAGTGGGTTGTCAAGGACGGTGACTGGGTCGCCAAGATGGGGGCTAACTGGGCTGGTCGGCATGGTGCTGGGCACTATCCTACTATCGTTACACAAACAATCTAAATGAGACCAACACAAGTCATCCTACGAAACGAACTCGCAAGGGTCCTCAACGAGAAGCAAGACGTTGCGGACGAAGTACCCGCCCTCCTGGGTGCATATACGGCTCAGGGCACTCTGATTGCCGTACCAGGCAACCCTGACTACTGCTATGCACGCCTACGTGGGAATGATGCTGAGGTTGTAAAAGTCTTCAACGACACAGTCCTTCGAAGATTCAACACACCAATAAAGGTGGTATGGATAAGTGGTCGGTGGGAGGTAGTAGGGCGTAACACTGGCGGTTCTCCAGGGGGCTTTGGTGGACAGCCGTTCTTACCAAACCATGCTTTGCAACATATGTTCTATGGCGGAACAGGAACTAACTACGCGGTTGGTGACGATGTCGTTTGGGTAAACAAGCAACAGTGGATGCCACTCAATGTTGTTCCTACTACACCGGCTTCGATGAGAGCGCGAGTGTGGGGTGACTATTATATGTGGGCTGGTGTATACCATTGGTATCCTGGTACGGACACTGCCGACATGACAGCCTTGGTACCAGCAAGCAGTGCTCAAGCTCGATTCGTTACAGTATACATTGATGCATCTGAGAACCTGGGATATGTAACAGGGTCTCTATTTGCATACACTGGCGCAATAATCAACCCGGAGCCCGTGGTCGGCATTCCGCCTGTAGGAGCAGGAATCGTGTTGGCCGCGATGCTCCTCAATGGTCATTATAGCACAATCGATTGGGGTTACATTTGGGACATGCGCTCAGTCGTACAAGGCTATGGCGATCCTGGGACAGGCACACATCCACCCGTAACTTTATCAGTTGACGCAGGCCTGACATTCATACTGAATGGGCAGCAACTTGATGTCCAGGTTCAAGACCCTCATGAGTTCTGGGCCGGTCCAACGGGCGGGGTAGCGGCTAAACCTACTTGGCGTACGATCGGTTCGAGCGACCTTCCATGGTTTACTGGATCAACTGGCGTGGGCGACCACGCAATCCTTAGTACAACGCACCTCCAAACTACTCCGGATACAATTGTGAGAGGTGACATCCCAACTGGACAAGGTGTTGTTCCCACACTAACTCGCATGGCGCTAAGTGGCATCACAGGGAGTGTTGTCACCCGCGACGCAACAGATGTGTTATGGAGCACGGGCGCATTGTCATTCGCGGGTGCGTTTACACTAACTGTTCCCGCTACGGGCACGACCGCCCTGCTCGGGACTGCTAATGCGTTCACGGTAGGTCAAACTGTCACTGTGGCGGACATGGTTGTCGCCCTGACCCTGGCGGGGGCATCTGGCAACCTTAGATTCAGTCCATATTTCAATTCAACGTATGGCGCGTATTGGTACGCTAAAAACACTGCGGACGATGCCTTTATTCCACTGTCAATATTGGCTTCCTATGTCTACATTCCAACGGCAAATCTCAAGCTTGGTA